CGATCAGATCGATGTCGGGATAATCAAAGCCTGTCGTCAAGACATTGGCATTTGTCAGGGCTCGCAGCTTACCAGATTTGAAATCGGCAATCATCTGCTCCCGGTCTTTCTTCGATGTCGAGCCAATCACGCAACCGGCTGGAATATTGTTTTCGTTCAAGATCGCAGCGATCTTTTCGGCGTGATCGACGCCAGAGCAGAATAGCAGCCAAGCTTTGCGATCTCCCGCAAGCTGGATGATTTCGCGAACGGCTTTCTCGTTATTGTCTTTTGTATCGACCGCCTTAAAAAGCTCGCTCTCAATGAATTCTCCTCCTCGCTTATGAACGCCAGTCGTATCCAATCGGAGGCTCGTGATCTTGCTGCGAAGCGGCGCAAGGTGACCTTTGAAGATCAATTCCTCAATGGAAACCGGCTCGATGAGATCATCGAAGAGGGCTGGCTTGTCGGTGATCAAACCATGACCGAGTCTGTAAGGCGTGGCGGTGAGCCCGATAACCCGGAGATGTGGATTGATTGCTCGAAGCTCGCCGAGGAGGCGTCGATAGCCTCCCTCGTCCTTATGATTAATCAAATGGCATTCATCGACCAAAACTAGATCAACATGGCCGATATCTTTCGCCTTTGTGCGGATGGATTGAATCCCGGCAAAGGTTATCGGCTCGCCAAGCACCTTTGATCCAATCGAGGCGCTATAGATTCCAAGCGGTGCGCTTGGCCAATGAGCGAGCATTTTCTCGGCGTTCTGCTCGATCAGTTCTTTGACATGGGTCAGCATCAGGATTCGCGTCTCTGGCCATTTCGTCAGAACGTCTTGGCAAAATCCGGCGATCACATGCGATTTTCCTGATCCGGTCGGCAGGACTATGCAAGGGTTTCCTTCATTCCCAGCGTCGAACCATGAATATAAATTGTCAATCGAGCGGGTTTGATAATCACGAAGCTGCATCTTCGCTCCTTACGATTTTTGCGCCGGGGAAAGCTTCTTTGACTTTCAAAAGAACATCCGGCGGGTTTTTTACAATCTTGAAATGATCAAGGATTTCTCTGCTTGTGAAAACCGCATCACTTTTTTGACCGCCGCTTATATGCTGGCCGTTCCAAACATCAACACCGTCGATGCAATAGATTCCAATCCATTCATCGAAGCTTTCCTTTTGCTGCCAAGGCACAATATCGGGGTGCAGGACATGGTCATCGCAGCCTGTGCGTTGAAATTCGACTGGTATGCCATCGGCATTGTGCCGCTCGCAACGCCATGTCGAATCTTTCTTCGCGGTCGAATGAGCGCAAGTGCGGCAATTGACATGCTTCGTCAGTTTCGTTTCATGGCAAAAAGAATGAGCATCGCAGAACTTGCAAACATACCATGACGGGTCTGAGCTAATCGGCTCTGGCATTCGATCCGAAAGAGCAATCCGCTTTGCTCGAGCGACGATCTTTTCTGCGAATGCCTTATCGAGTTTCACCCGTTCTGTGTAAATCCGATCATCGTCTTTGCAGATTGCAAGATATAAAGCCCGGTCGATCTTTGTGCCGAGCATATAGGCTTGCATCTGGGCATAATGAATTGGCTTTGATTTCTCGACACCATTCTTTTCGAGATCGTTGAAGGATTTCAGCGAATGCGTTTTGAATTCTGCAATGTGCGTTTTTGTCGGAGCCTCCGGCACACCAGCCTCGATGATCGCGTCGATTGAGCCAGAAACATGCGAACCAAAATCAACGCTTTCCTGTTTGGCGCTTTGATGGCGAATCTCCATGCCAATCGCTCGCAGATCAGAGACGATCTGTGCTTCTTCCAAATGTCCTCGGCGAAACAAGCGCAGGATTCGACCGGAAAATTCTGGCTGCACCGCCCAGCGAAAGGATAGCCAGAGCCATCGGTCGCAAGAATGCCCGATCATAGATGCGCCCATGTGCGGGCGGGGTGGATTTTCTCTCTTTTCGTGGCATTGATCGACAAGGGCGGCAATGCTATTTTCTGGCTGTGGGATTTCCATTCCATGTCCCCTTTTGACTCTGCTGATAAAGCGGGGCTGCCGGATTGGTACACGGCAGCCCTTCTTTTTTATTTAGCCCAAGGCGGGGCAGCTTTAGCGGCAGCAGGAGCGGCTGCTTTAGGAGCTGGGGTCGGTGCCATGGCGCCTTCAATTGCCTTGAAGCCTTTCACTTCGTTTTGAGCGCCATATTGAGCACTCTCTTTGATCGCAACCTTGATCGAAAGCGATCCGCCGATGAATTGATCGGTGTCTTGCACTCGAGCCAATCCAATTGCTCGCATCACTTCGCCAAGCTGTTGGCGACCGATCCGCTCGGCTTCTGGCGAGGCATTGCGAATATTGAGATTGCCAAACACCACTCGCCCCTGATGCGATGGGCCGGTCACGTCATAGCGGAGGCGAATATATTGACCGCCACCGACTTTTGTGTTTTTCAATTCAGCCGATGTGATTTTGGCATTATACCAGCCAGCCGGGATCGGCTCATAAGACGTTTCCGAAACCGGGAGATCGTCGATTGAGAATTGTTCGTCGAGATTGCTCATGCTTTCAGTCCTTTTTGCTGATGTTAAACGAAGGGCGACCAGGTGTGGTCGTGATTGCTCGCGAAAGAGGCTTGACCACGAATGGGTCGGCTGCTTTCCAAGCTGTTAGGTTCAATTCCGGCTTCCACCGGAAAAGGCTCGACAAGTGATGCGACAAACCAAACTCTGCCGCGATTTCTTGAAGCCGGTCTCCATCAACCTTTCGATTAAGCCGACCGACAATCTTGATCTGCAATCCATTGTCGATATCTGTCGTTCGCGTGCCATCGAGCATTTCGTCGATGCCAAGCGTTGCGACTAAATCATCTTCGATGCGCCGACGATTTTCGATAGCTATCTGTTCTGCTTGCTTGGCATTAATCCAAGCCGAGGCAAGTTCTTCGACTTTCATGCCTTGCCTCCGATCTTCGCAATGATCTCGCCAAGATCGGGAGCCTCCCATTGACCGAGTTTTCCAGAACGGTCCTTGGCGGTCCAAAGCCCATCGCCATCGCACATCAAGGCTCGCTGCGGATTACCATCGGCATCGCGCTCGACCCGGAGCGCAAGCACTTCGTCGAAGAAATAAGGCAATTGCTGGCCGGTTTTGTTTCCCGGCATCGAGGGAGAATAGAGGATGCGACCTGTTTCGTCCTGCGACTTTTCGAGCTTGGCGCTCATGTAAACATTGCGATCCGGGATGTCGCGGAACGCTCGGATCAGGTCCGACATTTGCTCCTGCATCGCGCCATAAGCTTGGCGCGGGTCTTTGGCGGTTTTCTTTTCGGCGTTCAAGATCACTTCGGCGATTTCTGAAATGCTATCGAGAGCGATTGTCTCGAATTGTTTTCCTTCGTCGCTCATGAGCCAAGTGTAGGCTTCGCGAATGGTCTCAATCGAATTGACTTCGATATAAGGAATATCGGCGTCTTGGATCGAAAGCAGACCAGCCTCCGCCGAAAGCACGACCGGCTTCGGAAGCGTTTTGATGAGTGTGGTTTTACCAGCACCAGCCTGACCATAGACGAGGAGCTTCACACCGCTTGATGCAAGCGTTCCTGTCCTTTTGAGAGAAATAGCCATCATGTCACCTTTCTTTTGTTTGATCGGCATTGCGCCGATCATTTGTGATCTGAATTCGACCACGTGAGACGAATTCAGTTTTTTTGCCGATGTGGTTCACATCGAACAAATACCAGCAGCAATTATCCATTCCGGTGTTGGCGGAATCTGCGATCCATTTGATGCGTCCGACCGAGACGATCTTGACGCAAATCTCGAGGTGCCGAGTGGCTTGCGCGGTGTGCATCCAGTCGGCGTCGAAAAGAAGCCAAGTCGGCTTGAGGCTCGCCGCACGCTCGATGATCTGATGGAGCACCGGGCGATCCCACGGCGGATTGGTGATGATTAGGTCGCAATGACCGATATCGTTTTCTTGCATCCAAGACGCATCGCCGAGCGATATGTTCTCGGCTTGTGGCGCAACGTCGAATGCGGAAAGGCATTTGTGGCCATAAAGCTGAAGGTGGTGGATCAGATCGCCAGCGCCAGCACAAGGCTCAGCAAAGGTCGCTTTGACCGCAAGGTGCGGAATGAGCGGTCGCACCGCCTCAATAGGGGTCGCATAGAAATCTAGCTTTTTGCGTTCAAAGTCTGATCGCTTGCCCATGTCGATTCCTTAATAAAGGTGAGAGGGGGCCGGAGCCCTGTTTCGACCTAGTAGCACTCTGTCCAGTGTTCCCCTGTTTCCTCTCCCCATTGCTCGCGCGGCGCGAGCCTTTGCCCTGCGAAATTGTAATCGGCCTCGCAGCGATCACACGTGATGGTGAATGCGTCGCAATCCAGCCAAATGCCGCAGCACTTGATCTGCACCGTGCGGCGTTCGCCGTCGATTAACGTGCGACGGGTGGCGGAATCGTGTTCGTAGCGCATGAGACTGTCCTTTCTGTGACATGTTCCTGATGGTCTCATCAGCAGCCGCGTTACGGCTGGACAGGGCCGGAGCCCCTCTTTTCAGAACCCCTC